AGTATTACTTCACTCATCTCTAACCCTTCGGATACTTATCTTTAACTGCTTTGATAGTTTTTTTCCAACCATCTATGCCATTGTGATATAAGTCATCTAATTGATCTGTTATGGATGGGTACGATTCCGCTCTATCTCTTTGATATTTATTTGCATCATATTCTGCTTGAAGTTCTTTTTGCTTTGCAAGAATATCTGCTTCAGATATAGGTGTTGTGCCATTATGCCATTCAATTTGTTTTACATCTTCTGCTCTTACAACAAATTCAGCATTCGGATTTATAGCCCTTATAGATGCAACGATATCCGTCATGCACTTATCTCCATTAATGTTATATGAGATACTCCTGAATCCCATTGAAATCTAGCAGTTCCATTGGAGGAAGTAGCATTTATATTTCCTTGTGTTTTGTAAGTTGTTGAACTAGTTGTGCTTGGACTATCAAGATGTGTGATTGCCCAAGCTCCTATATTTTTAACTGCACTAGCACCACCAGCTTCAATAAATGCCATATAGGTTTGAGATTGTATATTTGTACTACCTCTTAAAAGTTGTAAACCAACCGAAGCAGCAGTAGTATCTCTATCTGAGCCAATACTCTGACTTATAATAATTAATATTTTACTAGAAGTTGAAGAAGGTGTAATAGAAGCAGTCAATCCAGTATCTGTTAATGTTGTTGAAGCAACATTTACTTGTGTGCTTGTTGAGCCACTTACAACTTGTATAACATTACCTGTAACATTTAATCCTAAATCAGATGCCTTTGGCACTGCACCTGCACGAGTTTTTATTGCGTCAACTCTAATCTCACTCACGATATCACCAACCTTCCACCACTATTAACTGTTAATGTTACACTACTGTCTATTGTAAACGGACCAGTAACTTGTGCATTTTCTGTGGCTAGTATTGTTGTGTTAGCAGTTAAGTTTTGTGCATTTGTTCTAAACAAACCACCTGCCTTAAAGTTACCTTTGTTCTCTGCGGCTGGTGTAACTGTACCTGTCTGTGGTGCTAGAAAGTTTACAAAGATATTAGCAGTTCCAGAACTAGGTGCAGCCGTAAATGTTAAAGTTGTACCATCTGGTATTGTGTATGCTGATGTATCTTGTACAACACCATCTACAGATACAAGCACATCTTGTACTGAGCTTCAAAAGTTGTAACTGGTGACTTACCAACAAAAGGCATTATGTAATCTCCATATAAGATAAGGCAACGTCTGTCGCACCTGTTGCAGATACTGATATACTATCTGTTGTTTCTAAAACAACTTTGTTACCAGCCAAAAGCTCTAATGACGATCCTGCTGGAATGGGAGCATTGGTAATAAGTTCAACTGTTTGGTTTACTTCATCATTAGCATTTGTTCTGTTAGCTGTGTCAGATGTTAATGTTACAGTTGCAGTAACTTGACTAGTTGTTGTGTTTCCTAATATCAAACCCAGTATTATAGTTGTTGTACTACTAGCCACTGTGTAGATTACATCTGCACTTGTTACTCCTGCTTTGCTTGATAATTTAAAAGTATTTGCCATGTTATCATCCTAACGCTATTGCTAAAGCTGTTGCCTCATTCGCTGCATCTGTAGCACTTGTTGCACCTATATCAGATAGTACCTCTGATGCACTTCTGCTCTCTAAACCATTTGCAGTAAATCTTGCAAACTCATCATCTGCTACACTAGAACTGTCTATCTTGACTGCATTAGTATTTGATATACCAAAAGTTAATGAAGCTTGACCACCAATATCACTTAATACTTCAGATGCACTTCTACCTTCGATTGATGTGCCATCTACACGCAAGAAATCATTATCAGCTACACCCGATGTAAATACTGGGACATTTGTATTTGATATACCAGTGGCTGCAACTGCGGCTGTGCCTAATCCTAATGTTGTTCTTTGAGCGGCGGCATCTGCATCATCAAGCAACGCTTTACCTGCCGATGTTAAATCATATGTTGATGCAGTTCCTGATCCAGTGAATTGTATACCTTTATCTGCTGCTGATGTTAGTCCAGCTAATGCTTGTAGTTCTGCATCTAATCTTGCATTTGCTACAGTTCCAGATAATTGCGAAGCATCTATAGTTTTATTTGTTAATGTCTGTGTGCCTGTATCAGAAACAAGAGTTGCATTAGAGTTTCCTATTGTGCTGCCACCAGGCAATGTCAAAGTATTTGATGCTGCTTGACTATGAGGTTGAGCAGTTAAAGTTTGAGCATGAGCATTACCAGACTCACAATAAAATTTTAACTGAGAAGGTGAACCACTATTTGTTTTAAAGTCTATTACCCCACCTTCAACCGTAAGATCGTCACCTACAGATAGATCCGCACCAACTGATGCATTACCACTAGCATCTAAAAACACTGATTTTGATGCAGGTATTGTACAAAATATTGTCTTTGTACCAGCACTAAAGTTAACTTCATTATCACTATTTGAGCTACTAATAACTGTAGTTCTAGCTAAAGTGGAAGAATCACCACTTAGTGTACCTAATCCAACCTCAAACTCTGATGTTCCAGGTAATGTAACTGCATAGTATGTAGTATTACTGTTTCCAACACCAGCAGCAAAAGTTTCAAAACCAGTTACTGCACCAGCTAAAGTAAGTGTGCCAGTGCCAGTTGTGGTCGTGGTTTCTTTTACTCTGTCGTTTAATACTAATGCCATT